CTAGCGTGCGCCTGTGCTTAAGCATATCTTAACTACCAGTGCCAGAATTGGGTCCTGACGTTTGCAATCAGCCAGCAATTCAACAATCTGCTCATGGGTAAGCCATGCCATCTCTTTTTCTGCGATGGTGAATTTTCGCATGTTCTCCAGTGGGTTCGGATACGACCATTCGCCCAGACGGGATAGTTCGCTAAAAACACTACTTAGATAGCTTTGCTCCAGGTTAATGGTGACCGGGCTTGCTCCTTTCTTCCATTTCTCGCTGAAGTAGATCTCGCCTGTCAGGCGTTTATCTCGATAGTGGGCAAACATTTTAGAGGTGAGATCGGTTGCAAGAGGATTGCCCAGAGCGTCAACCATCAACAGCAATTTGTCATAGACATGCTGCCCAGCTGTCAGAGATTTACCATGTAGTTTGAACCATAGCTCAACCACGTCTTTCAGTGTTCGACGATCCACTGATTCACCCAGCCAGGGCTTTGCTTCGGTTTCTTCCATCGTGTGGCGCTCAAAAGCCAGTGCTTCGCCTTTGGTGGCGAATTGTTTACGCACACGACGCCCACTTCGTCCGGCAGGGTAACATTCGCAAAGCCATTTCCCAGTGGTGAGTTTTCGTACTGCCATAAAAAATGCCCTCCAGTAGAGAGTATTTTTACTGTATGTATAACCAGTGTCAATGTATGAAATCCTACGACCATACATCTCACTGAAGCCATAATGAAGTTGGCTATTCTTTTTGCTATGTGAGCATGTAACTTTTGCGGTTAACCTGCGGCTCATTTTTATTTTAGACGCAGATATAAAAGCAAAAGTTATCGTGAGTTTTTAGTACAGATTTTTTTGGATTTACTAATAGTTCCATCATTGCAAACAAATTTTCCATCGGAGGTACAGTGAGAGACTAGACTGGCCCCCTGAATCTCCAGACAACCAGTATCACTTAAATAAGTGATAGTCTTAATACTAGTTTTTAGACTAGTCATTGGAGTACAGATGATTGATGTCTTAGGGCCGGAGAAACGCAGACGGCGTACCACACAGGAAAAGATCGCAATTGTTCAGCAGAGCTTTGAACCGGGGATGACGGTCTCCCTCGTTGCCCGGCAACATGGTGTAGCAGCCAGGCAGTTATTTCTCTGGCGTAAGCAATACCAGGAAGGAAGTCTTACTGCTGTGGCCGCCGGAGAACAGGTTGTTCCTGCCTCTGAACTTGCTGCCGCCATGAAGCAGATTAAAGAACTCCAGCGCCTGCTCGGCAAGAAAACGATGGAAAATGAACTCCTCAAAGAAGCCGTTGAATATGGACGGGCAAAAAAGTGGATAGCGCACGCGCCCTTATTGCCCGGGGATGGGGAGTAAGCTTAGTCAGCCGTTGTCTCCGGGTGTCGCGTGCGCAGTTGCACGTCATTCTCAGACGAACCGATGACTGGATGGATGGCCGCCGCAGTCGTCACACTGATGATACGGATGTGCTTCTCCGTATACACCATGTTATCGGAGAGCTGCCCACGTATGGTTATCGTCGGGTATGGGCGCTGCTTCGCAGACAGGCAGAACTTGATGGTATGCCTGCGATCAATGCCAAACGTGTTTACCGGATCATGCGCCAGAATGCGCTGTTGCTTGAGCGAAAACCTGCTGTACCGCCATCGAAACGGGCACATACAGGCAGAGTGGCCGTGAAAGAAAGCAATCAGCGATGGTGCTCTGACGGGTTCGAGTTCTGCTGTGATAACGGAGAGAGACTGCGTGTCACGTTCGCGCTGGACTGCTGTGATCGTGAGGCACTGCACTGGGCGGTGACTACCGGCGGCTTCAACAGTGAAACAGTACAGGACGTCATGCTGGGAGCGGTGGAACGCCGCTTCGGCAACGATCTTCCGTCGTCTCCAGTGGAGTGGCTGACGGATAATGGTTCATGCTACCGGGCTAATGAAACACGCCAGTTCGCCCGGATGTTGGGACTTGAACCGAAGAACACGGCGGTGCGGAGTCCGGAGAGTAACGGAATAGCAGAGAGCTTCGTGAAAACGATAAAGCGTGACTACATCAGTATCATGCCCAAACCAGACGGGTTAACGGCAGCAAAGAACCTTGCAGAGGCGTTCGAGCATTATAACGAATGGCATCCGCATAGTGCGCTGGGTTATCGCTCGCCACGGGAATATCTGCGGCAGCGGGCTTGTAATGGGTTAAGTGATAACAGATGTCTGGAAATATAGGGGCAAATCCAGAGACACCTCCCTTTTTCCCAGAACAAGGATAATTTTTAGCATAGGTAGTTAGTGGGCTTAATAACAAAGAGCATGATAAAGAGCATGATAAAACCACAAAAAATACTTTACCAAGCATAGTTTCCTCCCGGTATTATCTAACATATTTAACTGTTAAACTTATAATTTTACCAATTATTTCAATGTCTTCTATCTTACAGTCGAAGGCTCTGTTTCCACCCTCGACGAAGATTCTTCCACCGGGTAAACGAGTAATGTCACGGATCGTTACTTCGCCATCAATACTTATTACCCATTTACCATCACGTATGTCATCAAATTCTTTATCACAAATAAATTCAGAATTGTTATCTGTGATGACAAAAGGTTTTTTAAACGTAGAGGGTAGAAATCCCTTATCAAAAATATAAAAACCGTCTTCACGCAAGGCACCATCAGATAATACATATTTAGCAACTTCCATAGTATTTGTATTACCTGAAGTTTGCTTTGAACCATGTCCGGTTGTGAGCCAATTAAGCGAGGTGCCCGTTTCAAGGGCGCACTGGATTACCCATTCTGCTGGGAATGAGTCACGCATGTAGCGTGTGGCGAGTGTACTTTTAGAGATTCCTAAATGATCGCACAACGCCTGTCGAGTCTTGAATCCATAAGCTTCTACCATGCGCTCTATGGCGCCTCGTCCGCCTTTCTCCAAATTCATGGTCACTCCAAGTGAACTTTTATCTTGGCGATTTCACTGTGCGATCGTATGCTTATGGTGTTCACAAAATACAAACGATCCGTATTCGTCCTGATTAATCATCATTAAACGAGGAATGTTGCATCATGAGACCTAACATTTCAATCACTCTTACCACGCCTCATGTGACTATTGAACGCTATAGCGAGCTGACAGGGCTATCCATCGATACCATCAATGACATGTTGGCTGATGGACGCCTTATCCGTCACCGTCTGCGCAAAGATAAAAAACGCGAAAAAGTGATGATCAACATAGCAGCAATGACCGTTGATGCGCTTTCAGAATGCAATCTAAACCTTAATTAGTTCGATTCTGAAATACATCAGAGGCATTGACCATGTTTGATTACCAAGTTTCCAAACATCCATATTTTGATGAAGCCTGTCGTGCATTTGCACTGCGCCACAATCTGGTGCAACTGGCAGAACGTGCAGGCATGAATGTGCAGATTCTGCGGAACAAGCTGAACCCAGCTCAGCCTCATTTATTAACCGCACCAGAAATCTGGCTGCTTTGAAGTGGCACACTGAATTTGGCCACCTGAACAGAGGTGATATGCTCACCTCAGAACAACACAGGTGCTCCAATGAAAAAAAGAAATTTTAGCGCAGAGTTTAAACGCGAATCCGCTCAACTGGTTGTTGACCAGAAATACACGGTGGCAGATGCCGCCAAAGCTATGGATGTTGGCCTTTCCACAATGACAAGATGGGTCAAACAACTGCGTGATGAGCGTCAGGGCAAAACACCAAAAGCCTCTCCGATAACACCAGAACAAATCGAAATACGTAAGCTGAGGAAAAAGCTACAACGCATTGAAATGGAGAATGAAATATTAAAAAAGGCTACCGCGCTCTTGATGTCAGACTCCCTGAACAGTTCTCGATAATCGGGAAACTCAGAGCGCATTATCCTGTGGTCACACTCTGCCAAGTGTTCGGGGTTCATCGCAGCAGCTACAGATACTGGAAAAACCGTCCTGAAAAACCAGACGGCAGACGGGCTGTATTACGCAGTCAGGTACTTGAGCTACATGGCATCAGCCATGGTTCGGCCGGAGCAAGAAGCATCGCCACAATGGCAACCCGGAGAGGCTACCAGATGGGACGCTGGCTTGCTGGCAGGCTCATGAAAGAGCTGGGGCTGGTCAGCTGTCAGCAGCCGACTCACCGGAATAAACGTGGTGGTCATGAACATGTTGCTATCCCTAACTACCTTGAAAGGCAGTTCGCCGTGACCGAGCCAAATCAGGTGTGGTGCGGTGATGTGACCTGTATCTGGACGGGTAAGCGCTGGGCGTACCTCGCCGTTGTTCTCGACCTGTTCGCAAGAAAACCAGTGGGCTGGGCCATGTCGTTCTCGCCGGACAGCAGGCTCACCATGAAAGCGCTGGAAATGGCATGGGAAACCCGTGGTAAGCCCGGCGGGGTGATGTTCCACAGCGATCAGGGCAGTCATTATACGAGCAGGCAGTTCCGGCAGTTATTGTGGCGATACCAGATCAGACAGAGTATGAGCCGGCGCGGAAACTGCTGGGATAACAGCCCAATGGAACGCTTCTTCAGGAGTCTGAAGAACGAATGGATGCCGGTGGTGGGTTACGTAAGCTTCAGCGAGGCAGCTCACGCCATAACGGACTATATCGTTGGATATTACAGCGCACTAAGACCGCACGAATATAACGGTGGGTTACCCCCAAACGAATCGGAAAATCGATACTGGAAAAACTCTAACTCGGTGGCCAGTTTTTGTTGACCACTTCACGCCAGAGTTTTATTTGAGATCGCAAACAGGGAGGTGGCTTATTACAACATAAGGCAGGAGTTTAATTACTCAACTGAAATTACTGATTTCATGAAAGCGGTATATTTCCTGTATCTCAATCGTCACGGTTACCGTGGTTTATGTCGCTATAACAAGAGCGGGCATTTCAACATTCCCTACGGCAATTATAAAAATCCGTATTTCCCTGAAAAAGAAATTCGCGCATTTGCAGAAAAAGCCCAGCGAGCAACGTTTATCTGCGCCAGCTTTGATGAAACGCTGGCGATGTTGAAGGCGGGGGATGTGGTGTATTGCGATCCACCGTATGACGGTACGTTTTCCGGCTATCACACTGATGGTTTCACTGAAGATGACCAGTATCACCTAGCATCCGTTCTTGAACATCGGTCATCAGAAGGACATCCGGTCATTGTTTCTAACAGTGACACATCCCTGATCCGTTCGCTGTATTGCAATTTTACTCACCACTATATCAAGGTAAAACGCAGCATCGGTGTGGCAGCTGGCGAGGGTAAATCAGCAACAGAAATCATTGCTGTTTCCGGGCCGCGCTGCTGGGTGGGATTTGATTATTCGCGTGGCGTGGATAGTTCTGCCGTGTACGGAGTACGTGCATGAGCCATGCCGATATGAACAACTGCTGCGGCTTTAACGAGGCTGCCGCAGCGTTCTCATGGAACAGCCCGAAAAAGGCCATTAACCCTTATCTGGACCCGGCGGAAGTTGCGCCGCGAGGCACTGAGTGATCAGGTCTGGGAGCGTTATTTTTTTTATGAATCACGTGATCCTGTCCAGCACGAAATGGAGCAGGATAAGCTCATTAGCCGGGCAAAGCTGGCGCATGAGCAGCAGCGTTTTAATCCGGATATGGTCATTCTGGCGGACGTCAACGCCCAGCCTTCCCATATCAGCAAGCCGCTGATGCAACGTATTGAATACTTCAGCAGCCTGGGCAGGCCAAAGGCTTATTCCCGCTATTTACGTGAGACGATTAAGCCATGTCTGGAACGACTGGAGCATGTACGCGACAGCCAGCTATCTGCATCTTTTCGTTTTATGGCAAGCCATGTAGGGCTGGACGGCCTGCTGATTCTGCCTGAAATGAGTCAGGATCAGGTGAAACGCCTGTCTACCCTTGTCGCTGCGCATATGAGCATGTGCCTTGATGCAGCTTGTGGTGATTTGTATGCCACCGATGACGTTAAGCCAGAAGAAATCCGCAAGACATGGGAAAAGGTGGCAGCGGAAACCCTGCGTCTGGATGTCATCCCGCCTGCGTTTGAGCAACTCCGTCGGAAAAGAAACCGCCGTAAACCCGTGCCCTATGAACTCATTCCGGGTTCGCTGGCGCGTATGTTGTGCGCCGACTGGTGGTACCGGAAATTATGGAAAATGCGTTGCGAATGGCGGGAAGAGCAGTTGCGTGCTGTCTGCCTGGTCAGCAAAAAAGCATCTCCCTATGTCAGCTATGAAGCCGTGATGCATAAACGTGAGCAGCGCCGCAAGTCATTGGAGTTTTTCCGTTCTCATGAACTGGTGAACGAAGAGGGCGACACGCTGGATATGGAAGACGTGGTAAACGCCAGCAGCAGCAACCCGGCGCACCGCCGCAATGAGATGATGGCCTGTGTTAAAGGTCTGGAGCTTATCGCGGAAATGCGCGGTGACTGCGCCGTTTTCTACACCATTACCTGTCCGTCACGTTTCCATTCCACGCTCAATAACGGCAGACCAAACCCAACCTGGACAAATGCGACGGTAAGACAAAGCAGCGATTATCTGGTCGGCATGTTTGCTGCATTTCGTAAGGCGATGCACAAAGCCGGGTTGCGCTGGTATGGCGTGCGGGTGGCTGAGCCGCATCATGACGGTACAGTTCACTGGCACCTGTTGTGTTTTATGCGCAAAAAAGACCGCCGCGCCATTACTGCATTGTTGCGTAAGTTTGCCATCCGTGAAGACCGCGAGGAACTGGGTAATAACACTGGTCCACGCTTTAAATATGAGCTGATAAACCCGCGCAAAGGAACGCCGACAAGCTACATCGCGAAATACATCAGTAAGAACATTGACGGTAAGCGTACAGCCTGAACCGTCTGGTCAGAATCTGACGAATTAGACAAAGTGGTGTCCACCAAATAAGTAGTGGGAACCAAAGTGTCAGATATGCAGAAAAATGTGAATCCCGGCAGGCGAAAAGGCTGCCCTAATTATCCTCCCGAATTTAAACAGCAGCTCGTTGCTGCCTCCTGTGAACCCGGGATATCCATCTCAAAACTTGCTCTTGAAAATGGCATTAACGCCAATCTGTTGTTCAAATGGCGACAACAATGGCGCGAGGGAAAGCTGCTATTACCTTCTTCAGAGAGCCCCCAGCTACTTCCTGTGACTCTCGATGCAGCTGCCGAACAGCCAGAATCGCTCGCAGAGGATCCGGAAACCCTCAGTATCAGCTGTGAGGTAACGTTCCGGCACGGGACGCTCCGCTTCAATGGCAATGTCAGCGAAAAGCTCCTGACTCTGCTGATACAGGAACTGAAGCGATGATCCCGTTACCTTCCGGGACCAAAATTTGGCTGGTTGCCGGTATCACCGATATGAGAAATGGCTTCAACGGCCTGGCGGCAAAGGTGCAGACGACGCTGAAAGACGATCCGATGTCAGGTCACGTTTTTATCTTCCGTGGGCGTAATGGCAGTCAGGTAAAGCTCCTCTGGTCTACCGGCGATGGACTGTGTCTGCTGACCAAACGGCTGGAGCGCGGCCGCTTCGCCTGGCCGTCAGCCCGGGATGGCAAAGTGTTCCTCACACCGGCACAGCTGGCGATGCTCCTTGAAGGTATCGACTGGCGGCAGCCTAAAAGACTGCTTACGTCCCTGACTATGTTGTAAGCCTCTTTATCCTGGTCGACGCTGAATGAGCCTGGTAATATACCCGGTATGAGCAGCTCACTTCCTGACGATATCAATGCACTGAAACGTCTCCTTGCCGAACAGGAGGCGCTGAACCGTGCCCTGCTGGAAAAGCTGAACGAGCGTGAACGCGAAATAGACCATCTGCAGGCACAGCTGGATAAGCTGCGCCGGATGAACTTCGGCAGCCGCTCCGAAAAAGTCTCCCGTCGTATCGCACAGATGGAAGCTGACCTGAAGGCACTTCAGAAAGAAAGTGATACCCTTACCGGTCGGGTTGACGACCCGGCCGTGCAGCGCCCGCTGCGTCAAACCCGCACCCGCAAACCGTTCCCCGAATCACTCCCCCGCGATGAAAAACGGCTGCTGCCGGCAGCGTCATGCTGCCCGGAATGTGGAGGCTCACTGAGCTATCCGGGTGAGGATGCCGCCGAACAGCTGGAGTTGATGCGCAGCGTCTTCCGGGTTATCCGGACTGTACGTGAAAAGCATGCCTGTACTCAGTGCGATGCCATCGTGCAGGCCCCCGCGCCTTCACGGCCCATCGAGCGGGGTATCGCAGGACCGGGGCTGCTGGCCCGCGTGCTGATCTCAAAGTATGCAGAGCACACCCCGCTGTACCGCCAGTCTGAAATGTACGGCCGCCAGGGCGTGGAGCTGAGTCGTTCACTGCTGTCGGGCTGGGTGGATGCATGCTGCCGGCTACTGTCACCGCTGGAAGAAGCGCTTCAGGACTATGTGCTGACTGACGGTAAGCTCCATGCTGATGACACGCCTGTCCCGGTGCTGTTGCCAGGCAATAAGAAAACGAAGACCGGGCGGTTATGGACCTACGTTCGTGACGACCGTAACGCCGGGTCAACGCTGGCGCCGGCGGTGTGGTTCGCTTACAGCCCGGACAGAAAAGGCATCCATCCGCAGACCCATCTTGCGGGGTTCAGTGGTGTACTGCAGGCGGATGCATACGCCGGGTTCAACGAGCTGTACCGGGATGGCCGGATAACGGAAGCCGCCTGTTGGGCTCACGCCCGCCGTAAAATCCACGATGTGCACGTTCGCACCCCGTCAGCCCTGACGGAGGAAGCGCTGAAACGGATCGGCGAACTGTACGCCATCGAGGCAGAGATAAGGGGAATGACGGCGGAGCAGCGCCTTGCCGAACGTCAGTTGAAAACGAAACCGCTGCTGAAATCCCTGGAAAGCTGGCTGCGTGAAAAGATGAAAACCCTGTCGCGACACTCAGAACTGGCGAAAGCGTTCGCATACGCCCTGAACCAGTGGCCGGCGCTGACGTACTATGCAGATGATGGCTGGGCTGAGGCGGACAATAACATCGCTGAAAATGCGTTGCGGATGGTCAGTCTGGGCCGCAAAAACTACCTGTTCTTCGGTTCGGATCATGGAGGAGAGCGGGGAGCGCTGCTGTACAGCCTGATCGGGACGTGCAAACTGAACGGAGTGGAGCCAGAAAGCTACCTCCGCTATGTACTTGACGTCATAGCCGACTGGCCGATAAACCGGGTCGGCGAACTGCTCCCCTGGCGCGTAGCACTGCCGACTGAATAACACATCCCCGTCAATACGGTTCTTGCTGCACGCTTACACTTAACTTTATGACATCATACTGCTTTTAGAAGTGAAAAATTAAAAGGGAGAGACTCCGCTCTCCCATTATTGGCTATTTTGCAGGGTTACTGCGTGGTACCGTCGGTTTTGGTATCGACATCATTATTGATGCCATCACCGGTTTGTACCTTTTTATTGATATCCGGACATCGACCATCTTTGCACATGGTGTTCTTGTGCTCTTCATCTTTGGTCATTCCGTCATTGTTCATTGAAGAACCATCCGAATGCAGCATTGTGCCGCCAGAACCGGTATTTACCCCGTTATTGTCGACGTTATTTGGCGCGACATTTTCACGGGCGTCAGGGGCTACCTGGCCCGCATCAGTTGCGGCGTTTGCCTGGCCGTTATTAGTTTGCGCTCCGCTATCGGCAGCCAGTGCGGCACCGCTGGCAAGGCTTAGAGTGGCAGTCAGAAATAATGTGGCCAGTTTTGTCATTTTCAT